TCCTCGTATTAGATGAATATCTTTTATTACCAGAAGAAATAATTCAAACTGTTCTTATGCCTTTCTTGGTGGCTCCTCAAAATATGAAGGAGAGGATCGAGATTAGAGAAATGGAAGATAAGCTAATAGCCGCAGGAAAAATGAAAGAAGCAGACAGAATAACTTTCGAAAATACATCTAAGATGATCGCTTTGTCTTCTGCCTCTTATACGTTTGAAAATTTATATAAAACTTATAAAGAGTGGCTAGGCAAAATTTATGACGGTGAGGAATATGACGCTAAATATTTTATTTCTCAACTTGGCTACGAAGCTCTTCCTTCTGAAATGGTAGATAAGACCATTATTGAAGAAGCTCAAGGAGGAGGTCAATCCCATTCTTCTTTCCTGAGAGAATATTGCGCTCAATTCACTGACGGTAGCGATAGCTATTTTAGCGCTAAGAAAATGCACGAGTGTACTATCCCTGACGGCGAATCGCCCACTACTCGCGTAAAAGGAGCGAAAGGCAAAAAGTATATTATAGGAATTGACCCAAGCTTTAGTAATAGTCCTTCTTCTGACTATTTTGCTATCTCAGTATTGGAAATGGACGAAGAAAGAAGAGAGGGAACACTAGTTCATAATTATGCTGTTGCTGGAGGAGATTTAAAAGATCATATAAATTATTTTTATTATGTTTTAACGAACTTCGATGTAGAAATGATATGCATTGATAACGCGGGTTATCAATTCTTAGATAGCTGTAATGAATCGGAGAATTTTGTTAACGCAGGTATAAATCTTAAATTTTTAGAATTTGATTCCGTAAAAGACGGAATAGAGTATTCTAAAGAATTAAGGAGATGTAAAACCTCATATAATAAAAGTGATTACAAAATATGCTTCAAGCAAAACTTTACCAGCGAGTTTATTCGGAAGGCTAATGAACACCTTCAGGCGTGCATTGATCATAAGAAAATTTGGTTTGCCTCTCGAACCACAGCTAATGGTTCAGCTTTTGACAAACAGAACAATTCTTTAATTAATTTAAAATTAACCGGATCAGAAACTACTAGCGATTTAATTGAAATTCAAGATTCTCTAGTGTACCAGACTAAAAAGCAGTGCGCTCTTATTGAGGTAAAAAGCACAGCCAAAGGAACCCAAACTTTTGATTTACCGCAGCATTTAAAGAGAAGCACTTCAGCCAATAGAGCTAGAAGAGATAACTATACTGCTTTAATGCTCGCTAATTGGGCATTAAAATGCTATTTTGAAATGCAACACAACAAAGAAGATTTTTCTACCACTTTTTTACCGAGAATGGTTTAAAAAAGTGTAATAAATATTAATTATGAGGGCAAAAGCAAAAAATCAAGGGAATAGCAGCACCCCTAAGACCAAGAATACTTCGGGTAAGGCTTCGGACATTACTCCCTTGATGGCCTTTGAATCAACTGCAGCTAATTTATCCACCCAAAGAACTTCGACTCGAAGAAATCGTGCAGCAGATATTGAGCGCACGGACAAGTATAAAAATATTGATGACGGCTTAATCCCTTGGAAGTATTCTGCTATTTACGGCGGTGAGCGTGATATAAGCGTAAGGGACGCTGTAATTCTTTGTCAAAAAGCTTATTATAACTTTGCTCAGTTTAGAAATGTAATAGATTTAATGACTGAGTTTTCGTGCGGTTCATTATTTTTTAAAGACGGCAGTAAAAAGTCTCGACAATTTTTCGAAGCTTTCTTTAATAAAATAAATGTATGGAGTATTCAGGATCAATTTTTTAGAGAATACTACAGGTCGGGAAATATATTTTTATACAGGTTTGACGGAAAAGTTAAAAAAGAAGACATCAAGAAGATGACTCAAGTTTTCGGGGCTTCTTCATTGAGTCAGGCTTTAAATGAAAGCGTTACGTTGCCATTGAAATACGTAATGTTAAATCCCGCAGACATAAGGCTTACCGGAAACTTAAGCTTTTATAATCCCGTTTATTATAAAAACTTGACGGGATATGAAGTTAACAGATTAAGAAACCCTGTCTCGGAAGAAGATTTTACTATTTTTGACTCTCTACCTGAAGAGGTAAAAAATCAGATAAAAGATATGAATGTTAGCTCTTCTCAAGGACTTAAAATCCCCTTGGATATGGAAAGAGTTATAACTGTATTTTACAAGAAACAAGACTACGAGCCTTACGGAGTTCCAATGGGATACCCAGTGCTTGAGGATATTGACGCTAAAAGTGAGCTTAAAAAGATGGATATGGCTATAGCTCGCACAATGCAGCAAGCTATTTTACTTGTGACAATGGGTAATGATCCCGATAAGGGTGGGATTAATCAAAGGAACCTTGCTGCCATGCAAGAGTTATTTCAAAACCAATCTGTCGGGAGAGTTTTAATTTCTGATTATACAACTAAAGCTGAATTTGTGGTTCCTAAAATATCCGAGCTACTTGATTCTAAAAAGTATGAAATATTTGATAGAGACATAAATTTAGGTTTAAATAACATTCTCGTAGGAGGAGAAAAGTTCGCAAACCAAGAAAGTAAAGTTCAAGTCTTCCTCGCTCGATTAGAGCAAGGTCGTCAAGCTTTTCTCCATAAATTTTTAATTCCAGAAATTAAAAAGATAGCCAAATCTTTAGGCTTGAAAAATTATCCCACTCCTTACTTCCAAGAAATTAGCTTGAAAGATTCAGTTACTAAAGATCGAGTATACACTAGACTTTACGAGCTAGGCGCGATAACCGCCGACGAGTTATTTGACTCGTTAAAAACTAACAGGCTCCCATACCGTAAAGACTCTATAGAATCTCAAGAAGAATTCAAAAGAGCCAAGGACGACGGATATTACGAACCTATCATGGGTAGTAAAAGAATAACGGAGAATATTAACGTAAACCGCAATAAAAATCCTAAGATTAAAAAACCTGCGGGACGCCCAGATGGTACAGAGGGTACTCCTCAACAAGACAGAACTATAACTCCGGTTGGACAAGGGGAAGCGTCAACTCAGTTTGATTTTAATAAATTAAAAGAAAATATGATACTCTCCCAAAAGCTTACTTCTTTAGCGGAAGCAGAGTTGAGAAAAATACATAAAGTAAAAAGACTCAACAAGCAGCAAAAAGAAATAGCTGCAGAAATATGTGATGTTGTTATCTGCAATGAAGAGCCATTAAATTGGGAGAGTAGTCTTTCTTCGTATTGCAAGAACCCTCAAGATAAAAATAAAGATAGAGTTAATCAAGTTTATAGCATTTGCGAAGAGCATGGCGTCGATATATACTTGGGAAGCCTTTTATTAGCTAGTAAATTTTAAAAATCATGGAAAACGAAAACATTAACACAGAAAACATTTCCCTTCCTGAAAATAACGAAAAGGAAGAAGTCGTAGAAAGTCAGGTTAAGTCTTTATACAATGAGCCTGTGGATATTTCCATGCCTGACTTGTTGATTCCTCCGCCCGCAGAAGAAGCAAAGAAAAATACTATTCAAGACGCTGCTGCCGTAGCATTTAAGTTCGGATTCATAGGAGCAGGTCAAGGAGGTTCGAGAATCGCTGAAACATTTTATGACTTAGGCTACAGAAGACTAGGGGTTATTAATACCGCGCAACAAGATTTAAATACTATTAAATTAGAAAATAAGTTGTGTATTGGCGAGGGAGGCGCGGGAAAAGACCCCGCTGTTGCCACTAAGTGTTATGAGGAAAAATCTGAAGACGTTTTAGATTTTATGAGACATAGCTTTGGTGACGAAGTGGATAAAATTTTTGTTTGCGCTGGAGCGGGAGGAGGCACTGGGTCTGGCTCAGTTGTTCCTTTAGTGAAGTCTTCTCAAGAACTACTAAAAACACTTAAAGTAGATAATCCAAAAGTAGGTGTTATTTTAGCATTACCTAAAAATTCCGAAGGGAAGAGGGTAAATGCTAATGCTCATAAAGTATTAAGAGAAGCTTATGATTTAGTGGAGCAAGGTATAGTCTCTCCTCTAATTTTGATAGATAATGAAAAGATTGGAAAGCTCTATCCTAATTTAGCTGTTTCTCAATTTTGGAAAGCTGCTAATCACAGTATGGCTGGATTATTCCATTTATTTAATCACACAGCTTCAAAAGATAGCACTTATTCAGCTTTTGACTCTAATGATTATGGCAGCTTGCTAAATTCTGGATTAATGGTATTTGGGGCTTCTCCGGTTAATGATTGGAATGATCCCGTAGCTATTTCAAGAGCGGTGAGAGAAAATCTTAAAAATAATATTCTTACCGGAGGAGTTGATCTTTCTACAGGTAACTGTGCTGCCGCCGTTATGATCGGAGGAACCGAACAGCTAAACACCATTCCTCAATCTAGCTTGGACCAAGCTTTTGATCAATTATCAAGAATGCTCAAACCGCACAGCGTTGTTCATAGAGGGATATATAGTGGAGACAAGCCCACTCTTATGGTCTTTAGTGCTGTAGCGGGTTTAGAAAGACCTCAAGCTAAATTAGATGAGCTAGCTAAGTTAGGCGATTTAGTTTAATGAAAGAAGAGGAAATATATAAAAGACTTTTAGAGATAGAGGGGAAAAGACACATTAATGGCCTTTACCTCGATATCTTTATGTTTTTTTGTATGTTGGTATTTATAGGATGGTCAATTACCAAAGATATTTCTCAGGAGACAGAAAAACAAAAACTAAACGCAGCTATCATAAAGCAGCAAAAAGTAATTGAAGAATTAAATAAAAATAATATAGAACTTCGAAAGGCTTTAAAAAATCTTTTGGACGCGACTGCTCCAAAAAAAACAAAAAGTGAAGCGTAATTTGCTTTACCTTATCCTAAAATAAACTATAATAAAATACTATGGCTACTAATAAAAATACTAACACTCCCAAACCCGGCTGGAAAAGCACTGAATTCTGGATTACAGTTTCAGTGACTTTAGCATCTTTAGCTTGGGGTGCGGGTATCGTGGACCCAGAAGGCGCTTCTAACGCCGATAAGGTTTTCGGATTCATCTGTTCTGCAGCAGCAGCTTTTGGATATACCATTTCCAGAGGTCTTGCTAAGAAACAAGGCTAAATTATGGCGTGGCTATCTGCGTTATTTAAAGCACTCCTAGAGTGGTTGTCTGCCGAGGTAAAAAAAGATACCAAGGCAAGTGATGCAGATACCACGCCTAAAAGCCTTAAAGATAAATGGCGAAAACGCATAGAAGAGCAAGAAGCTAAATCTAAGAAAAAAAATGAACAAGATAATTCTATTAGCGATTAGCGCTTTATTTCTTATAGGATGCGGTTCAACTCGCGTTGTCTTTGTAGATACTCAATCAAATTTAGTCAGGATTGGGCCAGATTTTCCTGCGGGAAAAGTATACATACTTAAAGATGGAGAGTGGGTACTCTCTAAAAATAAAGTAGCCCTTCCTGAAGGGTGGTATGCTGGTGGGCTTTCTCAAGACTAAAAATGAGTAGAATCTATTCTTTCGATACTCACAAAGTTGAAGTCTCGGAAACTCTTAATGAAAAAGAGCGGTGGGAAAATAATCCGTGGGGGAGCTACGACAAAACTTTCAAAGTAATTGAAGGAACATCCTCCGGAAAAATAAATTTAAATGAGCAAGTCTGCTTCGGTAATCACCGCAGCGGATGGTCTTATGTATTAGATCAGCTAGCGCCTCTTCATAATGATGAAGGGGTATTTTTCGACTCTTTTGTAGAAAGGAATTTTTCTTGGAAAAGAGAAATACAAACTTATCATAAAGAATGGGTTGGAATTGTTCATAACCCCCCATTTACTCCTGATTGGTTTTTTGGATTTAATTCTTTAGATAAAATTATAGCTAAAGATCAATTTAAGAAGAGCTTAGAAAATTGCAAAGGTTTGTTTACCTTATCTATGGATTTAGCGAAGTACGTCCAAAACGAAACTGGAGTTCCCACTACTCCTTTAATACACCCTACAGAAATACCTGATAAAATTTTTAATTTTGAAAAATTTTTAAAAAATCAAGATAAGAAAATATTCTTAATTGGCTATTGGCTGAGAAATATGCTTAGTCTTTTTCGACTTCCTTTAGATAAAACAAGCATTTATAGAAAAATTAGACTTTTGCCTTATTCCGGAGAAAGTCCCATAAAAACAATTAATTATTTTTTATTAAAACAAAAAGAGATTTACGGTAAAGATGTACCATCTAATTACAACGATAATACTTACGACCTGAATAGATTATCAAACGAACAGTACGACGATATATTTGTAGATAACATACTTTTTCTAGACCTTTACGCAGCCAGCGCCAATAACGGGGTAATAGAGGCCATCGCCAGAGCTACGCCGTTGTTGATAAATAAGATTCCATCCACAGAAGAGTATTTAGGTAAAGATTATCCATTGTTTTTTGATTCATTGGATGAAGCTGCGGAAAAAGCTCAAAATTTAGACTTAATTAAAAAAGCTCATGAGCATTTATTAGACAGTCCAATCCGACTAAAGCTAGAGGGAAAAGTCTTTAAAAGTTCTTTAGAAAATAGTAAGATATATAAAGACCTATGATTATAAGTCATAAATATAAATTTATCTTTGTTCATGTTCCTAAGACGGCGGGAACTAGTATAACTCAGAGCTTGTATCCTTATTTAGATTTGCAACAAGACGTAGTTTTAGGCGGGCATCCAGACCACGAGCATAAAGATGATGAAGAAAAAAGAACCAAGGGTGAGCTACACAAACATAGCACCGCTCAAGAGATAAAAGAGAAAGTAGGAAAAGATATATGGGATTCTTACTTTGTTTTCGGGGGTGTAAGGAATCCATATTCACGAATTGTTTCTTTATATAACTGGTGGAACAAAACACCTTACGTAGGAAAAAATAAGGAAAAAATTGTAAACATGAGTTTTCTTGATTTTGTAAATAGTGACTTCACTGGAGCGGAGATGGTTAATTCTTTATGCGAAATAAGAAAAAAGAAATTACCCATTCCTAGTGATTATAAATATAATGTTTCAGTAGATTTAATTTATAAGTTTGAAGATGTTCACGGTTACTTCGCTTATCTATGCGGTCTATTTAATCTTCCTAGAATTAAATTAGAAAAAAGGAATGAGTCTCATCCGGGAAATAATAAAATTAAATACCAAGATAATTACTGCCCGAAATCGCTTAATGTTGTCACTGAAAAATTTCAAAATGATTTAGCTCTTTTCGGTTACTCTATTCTGAAAAGTAAAAACGGAAAACTTGTCCATTAAATTCTGCAATAAGCCATTTGATCATCTAGAAACTCTTGAAAACGGTCAAGCCGCTCTATGCTGCCCTTCTTGGTTGCCTTACTATACTCCACCCTTGAGTAATGATTATTCTGTCCAAGAAGCTTTTAACAACGAAGATGTAATAAAAATAAGAGAAAGTATTCTAGATGGCTCATTTCGTTATTGTAATCAAGAGCTATGTCCTCATCTTAATTCTAATTCGTTGCCTGATAAGGATTCAATAGAAGATAAAAGATATAGACAAATTATAGACAACCACTTAACTGAAAATCTTTCTCCAATTTTTTATAATCTTTGTCATGATAAGTCTTGTAATTTAAATTGCCCTAGTTGCCGCGAAGAAACCTTTAGTGTTAATTCTGGAAAGAGGTACGATAAAAGCTTAGAAGTTCAACAACAGATAAACGAAGAGGTTTTTGGTGAGCCGCACGATAGGTATTGTCTAATAAACGTTACTGGTTCCGGAGACCCTTTTGGCTCAAAAATATTTAGAGATTTTCTTTTTAACGTGGACGGAGCCAAATTCCCTAATGTTCTTTTTAATCTCCAAACTAATGGAGTTTTGTTTGATGAAAAGACTTGGGACAAAATGAGCAAAATACAAAAAAATATAAACACCATAATTGTGTCCGTGGATGCTTCTACAGAAAAAACTTATAATATAACTAGAAGAGGAGGTCATTGGGGAAAACTTCAAAATAATTTAAATTTTCTATCTTCATTAAAAACAAAAAAAATCATAAAAGAATTAAGATTAGACTTTGTTGTTCAACAGGCCAACTATAAAGAAATGCTTGACTTCGTTAACTTAGGTAAAAACTTAAAGGTAGACAAAGTTTATTTTTCAAAAATAATTAATTGGGGTACGTTCTCGACAGAAAAGTTCGAGAAGGTCGCTATCTGGCAGAATGATCATCCGGAGTATGACCAGTTTATTAATGTTTTAAAAAACTCAACGCTAGATGATCCTATAGTGGATTTAGGCAATATTACAGAATATAAAAGAAGTGAACATTAAAGCTATAGATTATTACTAGAGAATACATTGAAGAGTATAGAGATGAAAGCTATTTTAAAAATTTATTTTTAAATTATTTGAATGAGCGATAAATATTTAATTTTCGGCCAAGCAAGGTCCGGTACGACTGCAATAGCAGCATGTTTAACTCGTAAAGAGGGAGACATGATTCAGGAGCCGACCTGCATTCGGAGCGGGGATTGTTACCTGATTAAAAATGAAATTAGTAATCTTGATTTTGCTAATAATTTGCCTGTTGATTTTTATTTTAACAATGCTGACTTTATAGACCACAATCCTTTAGATAAAGCATTGGAAGAGCGAAGCAATACTTATAATTATCTTGACAGTCTGTATTGTAGATTCGACGGAATAAAACACATCTGGAATAATAATTCTTACATTACAAATTTAAATATAATCAATTATGTAAAAGAAAAAAATATACCCGTTTTGTTTCTATATAGGAACAATCTATTCGATGTAGAAGCCTCCTTTCACATAGCAAAAGCCAGCGGTGTTTCACAACTTTCAATCGAGGGTAATCCCCCAGCAGACATAGAAAGAGTAAAAAATAAAGTCGAATCGTGCGATGTGTCCGAAATTCATGCAGCCCGTTGTTTTACTGAAGTTACGAGATCAGCTTACTATCTAAACTCTTACTGGAGCGAGCTTAAAAATCACAACTGCAAAATAATATCATACGAAGATTTTTACATTAACGATGATAAAAAAAACAATCTTATAAAGGTATGTGAATTTTTAAATATTGATTTCAATACTTTAGATTTATGCGTTATAGAAAATCGATTGTTAAATAAAGATGTAAAGCAGTCTTCTGAAGAAGTCACTGCTAAAATAGAAAACATGACTAGGTTTAAAGAGATACAATCAATTCACACACGACTTTCTAATTTTCATCTAGAATAATTTTTACTTTAAAATGAAAACCGGAATATTATACGCGCTTTTTAACGACGAGGAGGACCCTAAAGAAAATGAATTTTATCAACATCACTTGTTGATGAGCGTTACTAGCGTGAGAAAATTTAATGATTTACCTATCACTATAATAACAAATCGTCACGATTTAGAATTAGATTTTGATAATGTACAAATAAAAAAAGTTAATTTTGAAGAATACTTCCCAAAACGTTATATCGACGGAAGCTCGCGGCTTACTCGTTGGTGCAACTTTACCATTCGTAAGTTAGAGGTTTTTAAACATTATCTACCTTATGAAATTACTATATATTCAGATGTGGATATTTTGTTTTTAGATGATCCTAAAAAAATAATAGATGAAAAATTTGATCTTTCTATAGCTAGAGAAACTCGCTTTAATGGTCCACCAAGGCTCTGTCATATGCTCAACACAGGTTTATTCGCCGCTAAAAATGATCACCCTTTTAATAGCTTGATTGAAAAAGCTTGCCACATTCTGCAGAATAAAGATAATTACCCGGAAATCTCAGAGCCAGTAAATCCTTCAGGTGATCAGTATTATATACATGCAGCTTTAGACTACATTCATGACATTGATATAAAAATCCTCCCCGCACAATGGAACGTTAGAAATCCGCTTATTGGTAAAATAAAAAATCCAAAGGTAATCCATACTAAAAATTTATCTTTAAAAAGTAAATTTATTTGTTGACCATTTGTTATATTTTGTGTATTATATTCCTCAACCCTAAACAATGAAAATGTTAAGTAAGTCATTGATTGCCGGAGCGCTTTTCGTATTTTTTACGGGCTGCGCTGTTACTAATAAACTTCCTTCTGTTACCGTTGGTGGAGGCGCTAACAAGGATGCCGTTTTAGATGCCCACCTTAATAAGGATGGAGTGGGCCTTACTCTTCCATTAGTAGATGTCAGCGTACCATTTCCTGATGTCACTGTGGAAGACGGAAAGAAGAAGTAATTTATTAAAAAATAATAAATAAGCAGCCGCACCTTCGGGTGCGGTTTTTTTTATTTTTATAAAAATATTTAAATTTTTAAATGCATTTTATTAATTTATGTGTATAATCTATTACAACTATGGATAATTTTGAGTTTGAAATTAACGACGAATCTTGTTCCGCCAAAAGAAGCGGGCCAAAATCTGCCGCTCAAACTCCCGCAAAGCCTAGCGAAAGAAAAAAAGGCTCTTCTAAAAACAAACCCGGTTCAGCAGGAGGCGGAGGAGAGTCTGCAATTAATTTTTCAGCTAAAGTAGTAGAAGCTTTAAAAAACAAAATTAAAGAACACAATTCAAACCATTCAAGAAAAGTTAATTTATCCCAGCTTAAGAAAGTGTACAGAAGAGGAGCAGGAGCTTTTTCTTCTAGCCACAGACCCGGAAAAACCAGAGGGCAATGGGCTATGGCGCGGGTGAATATGTTTTTAAGAATGATGAGCGGAGGAAAAGTAAAAGACTCATATCGCAAAGCAGATCAAGACATCGCTAAAGCTTCTTCAATTTTAGACATTTCAATAGATTTTTCTCCCCTAGATGAAGATTATTTAAAAGCTGACGAAGATATTGAAAAGTATGAATTAGATTATGATTTTAAAAATATAGATGATTTATACTTAGAAGATTATAAACCTTTAGATTTTGAGTGGAAATAACATGAAAAGTCCAGATTACAACGGCCCTAAAAGATACGAATCTCAATTTGATATGTCGCAAGGCATCAGAAAATACTATCCTCACTTAATTAAGAAGACTTTAGCTCATGAGTGTGATTGCGGTCATTGTGCTGATGCTTCATGTCAATGCTCTTGTCATGACGAAACTAAAGATCAACAGGGAAGCTAATATGAAAGAATTTAAATATAAAACAATTTTTAGTAGCACTATTAAACCTTTAGTGTCGGAAGAAAAAGACCAATACCTAGCTATGGCCTCAATGCTAGATATTGGTGATTTTATTCCTGATGTTGATACTAAGAAGGATATTGATTTACTTCCCGTAGCTTTTAATGCTTGCGTAGCAAATAGGGTAAATAAGAACGGCGACGTGGTGGATTCAAAAACCGCTTTGGCCATGTACGAGAATTTCATAAACAAGCCGATAAATCTAGAGCATAAAAGAGAAAGGGTGGTAGGAGTAATTTTGGCTGCTGGCTTTAGTGAATTCGGAACCGACAAGCCTATTAAGAAAGAAGACGTAGAAGGCAATGAGCCTTTTAATATTACTCTGGGAGGAGTTATCTGGAAGGTAGTCAATTCTAGAGTTGCTGACATAATTGAAGACGCGAGTGATCCTACAAGTGAAAACTATATGAAAGTTAGCGCTAGTTGGGAATTAGGCTTCGATGAATATAACTTAGTTTTATTAAAAGATTCGGAGAAGAATATATCCGAAGCTGAATTTATTACAGAATCAGAAGAAATAGACAAAAACAAGGAGTTTTTAAAAGCTTTAGGTGGTTCTGGAAAATTAGAAAATGGTAAAAATATTTACCGACAAGTAATTAATAAAGTAGTGCCTTTAGGCATAGGCTTAACTGAAAATCCGGCTGCTGATGTGCAGGGGATCGCAGTTAAAAATGAAGAAAAAGAAGCAGAGTCTATCGCAGACGAAGCTACTGAAAGTTCTTCGCCAGAATCCGATACACTAAAAACTGAAGAAAACGAAAAAAATATTTCACAATCATCAACTGAAACTGTAAAAACTAATAAGGAATATATACCTACTATGAAAATCACAAGTATCAAAGATATTACGGATGAGAGCCTTCAGACTTTGAAGGCTTCCGTTATCGCTGATTTTGTTGAGGAAGAGCTTAAAAAGGCTTCCGAGGAATATCACGCGCAACAAACGGAAGTCGAAGACAAGCTCAAGGCTGCTCATGAAGCTGAAGTTGAACTTAAAGCTGAACATGAGAAGCTCAATAAAGAACTGGAAGAAATTAAGTCCGGTTTCGAAGCTTTACAAAATGATGTGGCTGCAAGAGAAGCTCAAGAGAAATTCACTATTCGTATGACCTTCTTTGATCAGGAGTATGACTTGAACGACGCAGATCGCGAAGTCATCGCTACTGACATTAAGGACATGGATGACGAAGCCTTTGAGGCTTTTGCTTCTAAAATGAAGATTCTCCTTGAGGGTCGTCAAAAGTACGGTGGCAATGAGGGAGACATTCCTGACGCTGACCGCAAGAAGAAAGGTCATCATGGAAGAGGTCCGAAACGCAAAGAAACCGCTAAGGAAGAAGGCGAAGAGGATTTCAAGAAAGATATGAAAGCTGCTGAAGACACCGAGCAGGTGGTGGACGAAGCTTTGACCAACGCTGAAGAAGTTAGCGCGGAAGTTCCGTCGAATTCTGAAGCTCAATCGGAAACTGTTTTCGACAAGTACAAGGCGGCTTTCGCTTTGGATCAGTTTGAAATTAAATAAATACAAACATTTATTATAAGGAATAAAATATTATGGCTACATTAAGACCATTCAGAGATTACAATGAACACGACGTAATCAATTTATTCAAGTTCAGCGGAACCATTCCTGCTAACAAGGGAACCCTTGTTAAGGTAATTGGTGACGGCTGGAAAACGACGGATGAATTGGAGCGTTTAGGTAGCGTAGGTGCAACCTACAACAACGTACAGTCCGAGCGCTACGGCGTTGCTGCGGCTGTGGGCGTGGCTGGTGCTGGAGACACTCCAGTTGGAATGCTTCTTTACGATGTAAAGGAAGAAGACGAAAACGGTGAAAAGCTTATTTTCCATCCTCGCAAGCAAGCGGAAATGGAAGTCGCCTTGAGCGGTCAAGCTGTTCCTGTTGTCACTAAAGGAACCTTCCTTTACAGTGGTGCAACCCTTGCGGCTCAATCGCCTGTGGGAGGTACAACCTTGTATGCTGGCGCGGGTGGTGATATCACCACTGGAGTTGCTTCTAACGTAAAAGTTGGTAAAGCTCTTGGTGCGCCTGACGCAGACGGAGTTGTTCTTATCAGAATGAACCTCGACGCTGTTAGCTAAACACAATCTTAACACTCTAATATAAAGGATTATTTAAGATGAAATTAACATTAAAAAATACGCCCGAACAAGTGGAGCTTATCAGAGCGATGGGTTCCAGAAATAACGTGGTGGCGGCTGAAGCAGCGGAAGCTTTTGCAGCGTTTTTAGGACCTGTGGTATTACAGGTTATTAATCAGGCTGGAACTGCTGGCGCAATCTATACTGACGCCCCTTACGACGAAGATGATAGCCCTAGCTATCCTCTTGATTTATACTACAACGAAGGAGTGAACACTGTTCAAGTGTGGTCTCAGTCTATGGCTGGTGGTCTTCCCACTTCTCATACTTCCGGTCTTAGCGAGTTAAAAATCGCTACCTATCGTTTAGATAGTGCCGTTAGCATGGGTAAGCGCTATGCGCGTCAGGCTCGCTTAGACGTTGTGAGTAAAGCTGTGGAAAGAATGGCTCAAGAAGTTCTTGTGAAGCAAGAGCGTAACGCTTGGGCTATTATTCTTAAGGCTTTGGCTGAAGGTACTACTTCTGCAGCCTCTGGTTCTTTACAACACGTTGTGAAGACCGAGGGTTCTGCTGCTGTTACTGGCTTCAACCTCAATGCTCTTAATAACATTATGACTCGTATGAAGCGTATCAACGAGTCGTTTGCTGGAGGTACACCCGCTAACCCATATAGTCGTGGTATTACCGATCTGTATTGTAGCCCTGAGAGAATGGCTGACATTCGCTCGTTCGCTTACAATGCATTAGGTGGTTCTACTGCTGGTGCAAGCGCTACTGATCTTCCTGCTGGTGTTCGTCAAGAAATCTTTGACAGCGCTGGTATGCAAGAGATTTACGGCGTAAATATCGTTGAGTTGTTAGAACTCGGTGTGGGTCAGAAGTACAACACTCTGTTCGACACTCTTGCTGGTAGTACTAGCTATCTTGACATCAATGGTGCAAACGGTACTGCGTTTACCGCTAATGATGAAATCATGGTTGGTATTGATAACAGCAAGGGCGCATTCGTTCGTCCGGTTGCTCGTGGTGCTGAAGGAGGCTCTAGCTTCCAAGCCATGCCCGATAACCAATTCGCTACAGATCGTGCTGATAAGCTCGGTTTCTATGGCTTCTTGGAAGAGGGTCGCGTGTGTATCGATGCTCGTGCTATTGTTGGAATCTTCTTGGACCTCTAAGTCTAAGTCGGTTAACTTAAACAAATCCCCCCGGTTTCGGGGGGATTTTTTTTGCTTTTTACATAAAACATTGTATAATTAAAAACATGGGAAGAAGAAAGAAAACTGCCAAAGCCGCTAAAGACGTAAAAAACTTAAGTCAAACACACGGACAAGCGGAAGAATTCACACCTACAACTCTAGATCAAATTTGGGGAGATGATGGTACGAGTAAATATGGTACTATTAATGAAGGGGAATATTTAAATAAGTTAAACGGTATGACAAAATCCGATATTTATCTTCATGCCTCTAAATTAGGAATAGTACCTGTAGACGACAGAGGAAGATTAGAAAAAACTTTACTAAATGACTTTAGAAAGCACGTAGCTAAATTTAAAATGCCTTCTCAAGCAGATGAATCTAATGAAAAATTACCCAAAAATATTAGAGAAATCTTAGAAGAAGGTAAATAATATATTATATTAAGTGTAATATGTGTTATGGCTACTAGCTATAACCTAAATATTACGCAAGGTTCTGAGTTCTATGTTCGTTTTCAGGCTAAAGATGCTGACGGAGACCCTATTAATTTAAGTGGTTATTCTATGAGTGGCGTGGTTAAAAGGCGCTATTCAGATACAGGCATAATCGTAAGTTTAGCACCTTCTGGAGTTACCCCCACGGGAATTACAGGAGGTTTTTTTGATGTTAAACTTTTAGCGTCTCAAACTAGCGGGCTACCAATTATAAGAGGAGTATATGATATAGAATATTCCCAAGATAATTTCGCTGATAAGTTAGTTAAGGGCGATGTATTTATTTATCCTGAAACCACAACGAACGTTTCTTAAAGATGTCTGATGTAATAGTATCTGGTGCTGACGATGGTTCCGTCGTTCCAGTGAGTACGGGTAGTGGAGCGCAAGTAAGCGTTGTTTCCACTGGCCGCACAGATACTGTTGCTTCTCCCGCTTCTTCTTCAACGACTAGCGCCACTGTGGGAGCTAGAGGAGCCGAGGGCGATAAAGGTCAGAAAGGAGAGAAGGGCCAAAAAGGAGAAAAAGGCTTTAAGGGAAATACAGGCGATGTAGAAGAAAAAGGTAATAAAGGCGACAAAGGCCAAACAGGAGACAAAGGAGAAAAGGGAGAAAAAGGAGAAAAAGGGCAGAAAGGAGACAAAGGAGAGAAAGGCGAAAAAGGGCAGAAAGGAGACAAAGGACAGAAGGGCGATAAAGGACAAAAAGGAGAAAAAGGCCAAAAGGGAGACAAGGGAGATAAGGGAGAAAAGGGTGAAAAAGGAGAAAAGGGCCAGAAGGGAATCAAAGGAGAGAAAGGAGACAAAGGAGAAAAGGGCGAAAAAGGAGAGAAGGGACAGAAAGGTCAAAAAGGTCAAACAGGAGATAAGGGAGACAAGGGTGATAAAGGCCAAAAAGGTGATAAAGGCCAAAAAGGAAATACAGGAGATAAAGGACAAAAGGGAGATAAAGGTCAAAAAGGTACGGACGGAACTAACCCTAATAGCTCCGAGTATCAAATGTTGTATGCGTCAGGAAATCCTCCGACCTCTTTTCATGGTATAAAGGGAGTTTTTGCGGGAGGAGGAAGCGTACCCAATCATATTGAGTTATCTAATTCTCATATAGATTGGTCAGGTACTTATAATCCTTATACTAGTAACGAAGGTTTTCAGGGCATCGCTTTCTCTAACCCCGATAATGCGAATGTAGTAAATGCTTTCTTTTCTGGAAGTCACATTTCTCCTTCTTCAGGAATTATTGAGACAGGAGTTGTTCGCTATGCAATCGAACCCGGCGCTATAGGAGAGCCTTATAGGTCAGCCGGAACTTTAGGAGTTCAAGACTTAGGGACATCATATCTTATGACTTCAGGTGGTCCTGACACGACAGAGCTTCCTCACGGAATACCCGGAAGTGGAACTAATGGAGATTTAGGAGTTTCTGATTTAAGAGTAGGAGGATTCATTGTTCCCACTGCGGCGGTTGAAAAAGATTATGATATTGAACTTGACGGGATTGAGCAAGTAGTTAGCGAGATAAGTGGACTCTATAATATAGGTAATCCAACTTATCCGTGGAACATAATTACTGCTTCAATAATTAGAGGAGCAGGAGAAAGAAGGCAAGACCCAAGAGGAGGTGATCCCAATGCTCCCATAACAGGGCCAGACGTACAAATATCAGGACATTTTGTGCCGACAGCGAGCGGGGCGTATGACTTAGGGGCTGACTCAATATATGACGACAGCATTTATGGCCCTTCTTATAATCCTCGAAAACCATTTAGAGATTTATATTTACAAAGCTTGTCTATAGTAAGCGGCACTTTGTATCCTCTAAGTGGCCAGTGTGATTTAGGCGCTGCTTCTCATACGTTTAGAGATTTATATTTAGAAGGCTCAACAATTAAGCTAGGAGGAACTGAGCTACAAGCAGGACCTGCGGGTGACTTAAAAGTAAAAGGTGTTCAATTAGTGGATGGTTCGGGTGGAACTTCAGACATAAACATTGGCCCTGCGGGTACTATTCAAGTTAAAGGTATTCGCGTAATTGACGACAGCGGTAATGCAGAAACTATAGAAGTAGGACCGCAGGGCCTTTCTGGAGCTAAGGGTCTTAAAGGTAATACAGGGGCCAAAGGCGACACAGGTTCTACAGGCAGCACCGGAGATAAAGGAGACAAAGGCGCTGCAGGAAGCAATGGTAGCGACGGCAGCAAAGGCCAAAAAGGTGACACAGGCAGCGCGGGTAGCGCA